TCTGACCCGAGTGGAAGCTTGGCATCTCTCGCTTGCCGTGCTCAATCTTTGACGTGCCTGATTTCTTGTGGCTTGATCTCAACCACTCTGGAACGTATCCGGCCATTTATTTCCCCTTGTGTTTCTTCCCGGGCATTGTCGAGCCATCGGGCATCTTGTGGGTTGCCTTGCCGCCGTTTGCCATCTTCTTCATCTCTTTCTTATTCTCTTCGGCATACTGCTTGGGGCTCATCTTGCCGCTCTTGATTGCAGCGGCGCGCTTCATGTCAGGCTTCTTCTCGCCCTCTTTCATCTCACCCTTCTTGTACTGGCGCAAATTGATCTTGCCGTCCTTCAGGGCTTTCGCTTCTTTCTTTTCCTCGGCAGGGGTATCCTTGCCTTTGAACATCTTCATTGCCTCGGTGTCTTTCAGCGGGCCTTGCATTTTGTGACGCGGCATATTTGTCTCCTTAGACTACGTTGTTCATTGCTAAAGCTTTAAGGATCTGGTCAGCCATATCGGCCTCTACAACCTGCTGCTCATCCATGCCTACCATCCCACCGTCTGCCAACATCTGCGGCTCGGGAGGGAGTGGCTGGGACTCTGGAATCTCTGCTGGGCTTGGAGGTTGCTGGGCTTGCATCTGAGTGGCTAGTTGCTGCACCATCTGCTGTGCCAAAGCCTCGGCCTTCATGTTGATCTCCTGCTGTTTCAGAGAATCATCGTTGGGCACCAGCTTGTCCGTATCCATCTGCAAACCGCGGGCAGCTTCACGGATGAGATAAGCTCGTCCTTGAGCACCAACAATCTGAGAATCAATCGGATTGGCCGTAGCAATAAGGAACTCATTGCGGCGCATTTGCAGGGTCTCTTTGTGAAGCAGACCAATTGCACCTTTGGCAACCACATTGAAGTCGCCCTTGATATAAGGATCAGGGTCGAACATCATGTTGTGAACGTATAGCTTCTGCACTATACCAGCCACAATAGTATCAATGTTTGCAATTGCTTGCTTGATACCTTTGCTTGCATTGTCCATAAGCATAGATAAGCCCGATGCTGTTCGACCTGCGCCAGAAACAGCGGAGCTACCATACACATAGTTCGGAATACCCGTCACCTCATCTGCTTGCTTAGCAAAGGTAGTGAAGACCTGCATCAGTTCGCCAGCGTTAAGGCTGGGCTGGAAGAAGCGAATGGCAGGTTGACCGCCTCCGGTTTTGTCCGAAGTGGTCTGCCAGATCTTCCACGGGTAAACGTCGGTGATGTCCTCGCCATCAGGCAGTCGGTCAACAGTGACTTCAACCTGCGGGCCAGAGGCCACACCCATGTTGTTTGCAATCGAGCGGGCGGCGGCGTTACACATGACCTGCGTATCGCGCATGACCTCACCCAGCGCCACACCCCAGAAGGAGTCAGGCACATCTTCCCAAGAAGCGATTTGGTACGGACGCTCACCAAGGGGGTCGGGATTGATGACGCACTTCCACAGGCAACCGTCAGTCCACCAAGCGTCGATCTCATAAACCTCATCAGGATCGATGTCGTCTTCGATGCCCCACTCAAGAAGCATAGTGCCGGGGACTGAACCCCAGAACTCAACGGTCTCAACCTGACCAGAGGATAGCGGATAGCGGAAAGGCTTACCCGCCAGAACGCGCTGCTCACTGTCGCCTTGGATCCAGTTGCGATAACCGGACATGCCGAAACGGCTGATGACTGTAGACAGCTCTTCGTCGTTGACACCCGGGGTGCCACGCATATTCTCAAGGGAGCGCAGATTCAGGAAGTGACGATGGATCAAGTACGCATCGTTCACGCCAGTAGATGCCGGCGCAGGGAAGATGTCGTAAGGACTGACGCGCTCGAACTTCTCCTGATAGGTGCTGACAACGATAGGAGTGAAGCCGGGGCCCCATGCCATTTCTTTGCCGCGCTTGATGACCGGGCCTTTCATGATGGCCGACGGGAAGGTCGTGAAGTCCGTGATGAACTTCTTCAACTCCTCAGGGAACTTGCCCTTACGCAGTTGGTCATCGATCTTCATGCCCATGCGACGTGCAGCGTCCTCAGCCTCTTCGCGCATCTTGGATAGGGTAGCCTCGTGGACTTCCTCCATACGGGCGCGGAATGCCTCAGGGTGCAGCGGCTCATCGCCGTTCATCAGATACTCTTCAGCCTCCATGCGAACCTGATCTACGATGCCGCGCTTCATCTCGGGCGGCATGTCAGGATAGCTGGACACCTTCAGATCAAAGACGCGCTCTTGCTGATTTAGCATCACGTCCTTGATCCACGACTCAGCGGCACGGCACTTCACATCGGTCAGCATCATGTAGATGTCAGAGCCACCTACTCGCTGGATCTCCGCCATACGCTCAGGGTCATACTCGCCCCGACGCTGACGCTCACACTTCAACAGACGCTCAGTGATGATGGCCTTGGCGGTCTTGGCTTCATCCCAGCAGGAACGAACGTAAGCAGACAGACGTGACTCGAACCGAGCATTGGTCTCCTGATCGTCTTCCTCTGTTATTCTTGCCTCGACCTGTGGCCGCTGAAAGCTATAGCTCATTTATGTCCATCCCCTCGCAGAGACTCTTTTAACGGATCTAGCCCTAGCCGGCTGGGTGCCGCTTCTGATCTTCAAGCACCCGTATTGCAGAGCATCCTGCGGGTGCGAGTAATCATCCTTCAGCGGTCGATCTTTGTACCGGGCTAAGCCAGAAGTTTTGATTCGCTCGTATTTGTATCGGCCAAGGAATCCCTTCCTCAGCGACTTGCATCGTGGGTTCAGCATAAACCCCGGCTTGCCATCTGCCATCTTCGTCATGAAGAAAGCTACGGCTTCGCGCCTAGGGATCCAATCATTTGTTGGTGCAGGTTCCGTATAAATCCCGGCCTCAAGAAGTTCTTGGAAGCAGGTGCGCTCGTCCGTCTGGGCTCTGATACCGCCAGCAGGATCGCCAGAAGATGCAATCGTAAAGTGCCCATACTTGCTGTTTATATAAGGTTTCACAATATCGTTGGCGAACTGTCGGATACCCATATCCTCGGATACCAGCTCGTCAATGATGTGCAGCGCGCCACGCGCAGTCTCCTGCATGATGATGCAAGCTGGGGTCAAACCAAAGTCCCAACCCAGAACTATCGGCAGTCCCGGCGTTGCCTCTACATCTTCCTTCAGGCAGTGAACCTTGTCGTTGTACTCTGGGTACACTGGCTTGCCATCCATCGTCGCGCCGTAGTTACCCAGCACGAACACGTTGATCCAATCGTCGGTCTTGGATGCAAGCTGCTGGAAGTAGTAACCATAGCCGTTGGGCAAGTTCCTGACGTTCTCCGCAAACGGGTTGGGCTCGTACTTGTCTTCCCCGTTCTCGTCCACAGTCTTGATAAGACCGCCGGGTTGACGGAAGAACTCCCACCCCTCAGGCCGCTCTTCCTCAGCCACTTGGTAGTACCAGTGATCGTCGTCGGGCGGGTTGGTGTCTAGGATGATGCCGTGCCAGCTCGGGCCACCTTGCGTCTTGGATGGGTATCGACCCACACGCTGTGTGACCATATCGAAGATCTCTTTGGGAACCTCGGATGCCTCATTGATCCATGCGCCGGTCAGTTCCAGAGATCTCAGCTTACCTGTCTCGGTAGGCTTATCCAATGCCATAAACATAACTTCCAGCTCAAGGGCTGTGCCATCTCCGATGTTGCCAATCTTCAGGGTTGAAGTGATCGGGGTATCCCACTTGATCGGTGCCACTTCAGACGGGAACCATTGCTCCCACGTCTTGATGGTAGTTGACTTCAACTCAGGGTAGGTGTTACGGATAATCAACCAACGCGATCTGCGCACCCCATCCCGGCTGGGCTCCTGCCGTAGCGCACGGGATACAATCTCGACGCAACAGCTTGAGGATTTGCCTGAGCCTACTGGCCCCATCAGACCGCGGACGAATCCGTTGGCCGCATGGAACTTGGCAGCTTCTTTGCCGGGAGGGTTGTAGTTGAATTGATAAGACACGCTTAGAACTCTTTGTAAAAGGTGAAGGTGGCTGCCTTTCGTTTGGGTTCGAATCGCACGCCAAAGTTACCTGCCTTAGTTGCCAACGTGGCATCCAAAGCATCTAAGCTTTGACCGGATTCGCCGCCACCTTTCCAGTGGCTACCAGAAACTCCCATATTCAAGGAGCGACCTTCATCTAGTTGTTTCGTAAAGCCGATGCGTCCACCGCCACCATAGTTGCCCATGCCTTGACCGGATGCGGAGTAGGACACCTCGACAGGCGATTCGTAGTCCTCTACCTCAGGGTTGTACCCTGTGTCTGGTAGGTCAGCACTACCGTCCGCCAGCTTCATAACCTTTTTGTAATTCTTTCGATTCCAATCTGCACAGTGTCCCATTACTCATCTCCTTCAGATTGGGGAGCGCCCATGTTGAGGTTGAAGGTAATCGGCTGCGCATCGACTTCCATGCGAACGTCAGCCAAGTCGGGAAGGATCTTACGGAGAAGGATCTCGATGGCACGAACCTGCGTGGTGGTCATCTCCACTTCACCGCGGGCATGTGACTCAAGACGATTGATTAGCTGAGCCGCTTGGATCTTAAGACGGGTATTCTCGTCGTGACGAATTTTCTTAGTCCTTGCTGCCATTAGGATGTCCTCTTAGTATTTAATCTCCACGCCGGCTTTCGCGAAGGCTTGGATCATTTTCTTTGCCAGAAGCATCAGGTCGTCGTGGGAATGGAACTCAGCCAGATTGACCTCAGCCTCAAACAAGTGTGGGGTGCCTTGGACGTTGACCATCCCAGAGAGCATCACCACATGCGGCGCTATCGCTTTCTTGAGGTCAGACTCGTATCCAACCTGCACACCGCGCAGAACCTCTACTCTGTCCAAGAAGTCTTGGAGTTGTTTTGGAGTTAGCATAAAGAAAATAAAAGGTGGCTACCCATGAGGGACTTGAACCCCCACCATTAGTTTTGGAGACTAGGATGCTGCCATTACACCAATGGGTAGTAGAAAAAGAAAAGCCCCCGGGGTGAGCTTGGTTCCTTCAATCTCAGGGTAGAAGGAGACAGAGGCTTGGGGGCTGTTGTTACTGCCTTGTTGTTATTGGTTGCGGGGGAAGGAATCGAACCTCCGTCCTCTGGATTATGAGTCCAGTGCTCTACCGCTGCGCTACCCCGCCTAAGTATGGGGTGCTATATATACACACCTATAAACATTTTGCCATAATACTACCACAACCTGTTTGAAAAATAACAAGTAGTGTTGCAAAACCCCCGGGGTGTTAGAGGCTATGAGTCCCGTACCGGTACTTACGCTCCTGATCCCATCGCCAAAGCAGACGACGCACACCCCAAGTCTCTAGGTTCTTCAGCACTTCCTCAATCCCCGCCCTGTCTGGCGTGTACTTGAAGTGCATTAGCCAAGCCCTAGCAGGGTGCCACTCCTCTTGACTCGCCGTGTGGTGAGCATGCCATTGCCAAGTATCAATACTATACCACTCGTTATCATTCAACCAACACGTCTCAACTGACCGGGCCTCCTTCGCCTCGCACTCGTCCAGTATCCCATAGACCAGATCGTACTCAGGATCGACCGGGTGCTCACCAGTATATTCAAAAAATTCCCCACGTCCACCATTGTTCCCCTCCCCAACCAACACAAGGTTCCACCGGGCGGTGGGGTTGTAGCAGTGTCGGTGTATTCCCCAATTGGCAATCTTGTTCGTGCCAAGGTAAGGCTGCAACTCCAACTCCTCAAACAACCTCTTCAACTCAGGGAACTGCCGCATCACATCGTAGTAAGTAATCTCAAGCTCATCCCCAGCGTACCCAGACTCACTTCCCAAATTGACAACACATGTCTCGGCGGGACTGTCCTTCGTTATCCCCCAATACTGCGCATCCAGTACGCGCCTGTCCTGTTCCCCAACCCACTTCTCAACCTCAGGCAACAACCTAGCCAAAGCCCTCAGCCGATAATCCATGTCGTTCAGCCTGATCCAGTTCCTACCTGCATCTAGTATCTTCATCTTGGCACCTCCTCAGATATTATCCGTCCAAGTTGGGTCTCCCGCAAGCATATCGGATACTGCTGAGTCTCAACCCCCGGGGGTGATACCCTTTGGGTGCCTGTACGGGGGGTACATATACCTGTCTGTATGCTGTCTTTCGGAGTTCCTAGTGTCTGTTCTGCCTATTTCCAGCGACAATCAGGGGGAATTGTAGCTATTCCTGCAACATTTGGACTCGCGTGCGGAAACCCCTATTGATTCATAAGGATTTTTTGGAACTGACTCCCCCCTCTCTGTCACCTTCCTTTGGCTTGAACCTGTACGGTTCCTCGCCCCTCACTATTCGTGAAGGGGCTCGTCACCTCTTCTTTCTTTTATCTTTTACTTTGGAGGCTATTATGACTACTGCAACATCTCGTCCTATTACTGCTGCTCAGAAATCTCGTTTGGAGGCTATGGCAGCTCGTGGCATCTTCACTGGCGCAATTCCTACGACTTCGTGGGAGGCAAGCTGGGCAATTCGGACATCTCCTGCTTCCAAGCGTGATAAGGAGGGTTTGGCGGCTAAGGGAGGTCGAGTCCTTGCTCGTATGACCTCATCGGAGATGGAGATGACATCCAAGGTTCTGACTGCTTTGGATAAGCTTTCACGTTCTGGTTCTAAGGATGAACTGGTTATGGAGGCTGAGATCCTTCTGCGTTCTTTCTTCTGTGCTAAGTCTACTAATGCTTAATTGGTAGATCATCCGACGGGGGTGCCTGTTCTCAGGTATTCCCCGCGGTAAGGTTTCAATACCTAGGTCGCCAGCTCAAGCTGGGTAAATCCTAGGTTCAGCAGGAGGTCGCCAACCTAAGTTGGGTAAATCCTCCTAGCTGCTATGTCTCCACTGTAGGTTATCGCCATTTCCTACAGTTCTTTCGGGCGGCTATCCAGTTTCAAGCGTGCTGGGTAGTCGCTCATTTTTTTTCTACGGAGGTACCACATGTTCACCAATCGCGAGATCGTTTTCTACCGCTGGCTCTTGTCAGACAGCGACCTTCCTGTTATCTTGGGCTGTATCTTCCTTGCTTTCGTCGGTGGTTATGTAGTATTCGGAGGCTGGGCTGTAGGCTGCATGATCGCTGGCTTCGGCATGGGCGTTGGCTGCGGCTTACTCTGGAACGACTATCAGGAGTACAAGAGGGATTGGGAGTTCCGTTACGAATTCGACACTTGGGAGGCTGGCTCATGGACTCACGACAGATATCACCAGTAATGGCTCTTGCCTACTACCGTTACTGCCAACGTGCTGCCTTCAGTGGTTTCCAGCCGATCCGTTGGCCTACCTTCGCCAAGCTGTATGAGTGCGGCTTGGATTTCACCTACCAACCTCGGGGAGAATGACATGGGAAAGATACTAGCTGTCCTGTGGTTTCTATGTGCTATGTTCAGTAACTACGCCATGCCTTCTGAGAACATAGGAAGTTTCATGCACCTATTGTCAGTGTTTATGCTTGGAGGTCTATCAGCTATGGGATGGATGTCACAGTCTGAGTAGTTTGTCTCTCCCTAGATCTATCTCGCTTGGTCTAG